AGAACGGTTGGATTGTCATTGACCCTGGCACAGCATCAGGAATGATGCTGAAGAAATAATTTATTTGTGATAAACTTTGCAACATGAATAGACTCACACAACTCAAGGCAAGACTGAGGGCAGCGCAGGCTGAACTTGCCATCCGCACCCGGACGCACAACAGCGCGTCACGGGCCTACAACAAGGTGGTGGCTCACATCACCGAACTGGAGAAGAGAATTGAAGACTTGGAGAAAATTCCATCTTGAAGCAAACGAGTACAGCGAGGAACAACTGCTGTCCATGCTTGAAGAAGAGAAGCTGGTGCATAAGCGCGTGAAGATGCTAGAGCGTATCCACCAACGGTATTGCACCCTACGCACCAACCGGGAACGGCTGGAAATCTTAAAGTTTGGGAAACAGCCATGAACTGGGTGGCGGCAGGGCTGATTGCCTTGGTCATGTCCACGGCCTATCTGCTGGATGGGCCAGATGAGCATGACGCCAGGGTAGACACCGTGGAGGAGCGCATCCAAAAGATGTGCGGTGAAAACGCAGCTTGGAAGATGCTGGACGATGGCAGCATCCAGTGTTTTACACATCGTGGTTTGAAAACAAAGAAGGTGCAATTATGAGTGACAGATTGGAATTGGTAGAACATACGGTATACATTTTGAACGGCATCAAACTGTTGCCGCATTACACCCTGCCTGTCTACGTGACGCCAGGGCATACCAAGGACACTCCAATGAAGCTGTGGACGGAGGAGGAATTGAAGGATGCTGGTGCTGTTCAGAGCAGCGCCTTCTTGTGGCCTCGGCATACTTTAGCCAGCGGAGGTTGAAATGAATGATAACGAAGATTATGAACTCGCAAGCCTCATGTTTGGGATTGGGGTTACCTTACTGGTGCTGTTTGCCCTGGTCGGCATTGCAGGGCTGGCGGGTTACCTGTGGGGGATGACATGAACACAGAAGACAGCGAATTTAAGAGGATCGAGGCAGAAGCCAAGCGCCGAGCAGCGAGGGACGAGGACGATGACACACAAACCTATACAAGTGAGAGTGCAGCCTCATACTCTTATCGCTGCGGGTACGAGGCTGGCGCTGTTGCCGAGCGTGAGGCGTGTGCAAGATTGGCTGCGCAGATGTACTCCACTATTGCCGCCCTCAAAGAAGCCTTGGCACAGCCAGAGCAGCAAGCCGAGCCACCAGAGTGGCCTTTGATTAAAAACATCTTGGACGAGTACGGGCTGGACGCCATTGCCTTTGTTGCGGAGTGGAAAGCAGCACAGCGCCCGTGGGTTGGGCTGACGGATGATGAGATCAGGGCGCTTGCAAGTTGGTGGCCCAGTTACGATCAAATGCCTGCTTTAATAGTTTTGGCAAAAGACATACAAGAAAATTTAAAGGAGCGCAATCATAGATAACTGGCCCTTCCCCACCGAGTTGCCCCCAACTTTGCCAAGCAAACCAATTCCGTTTAACCCTGACAACCATGAGGATGCGCCGTGGTAATCTCAAAAAAGATTAGGGATGCCTTGGCCCAAGCGCCTGATGGCATGACTGCTTTGGAACTTGCCCTTGCGCTGAACTTGACGCCAACAGGTGTCAGTCGTAGCTTGGCTTTGATGCCTGACACTTACATTGACCGCTGGCACAAAACCACACGCAAGTACGCAGCCGTCCACTGTCTGGCGTTTGTGCCAGATGATTGCCCGTACCCTAAATGACCCCTACCTTCAATACTTGGGACAGGGCAACGCTAGATCGGTTTGCGTTGGACGCCTACCTGCGGCTCCAGCAGCAGCAAGACCAGCTTGAGCAGCTGCGAGGTGACCTCAAAGATGCGATTGAGGCTTATCGATTGCTAAACAAAGGGCCGAGTCCCTAACTTGTCAATAATGAGTGCTTGACGCCGGGGCCTGTCAGCAATGCTGATGTGCGTCCAGGCGTCATACTCTCTGATGATCTGGTCATAGGGTAGCTTAAGCAATGCCCTCACCACAGAGTCTGGCGTCATCCCAGGCACTTTAAAATCAGCAGCTAACCCTAGCCTATGCTGGCTGGTGTCTTTGCTGCCTACGGCGTCATTGACGGCCTTGGAGCGAAAGGCTGAGTTAATCATTATTGGCTTGCCACCCAGCGTTGTTTTGACGGTCTCCAGAAACTCAGCCAACCGCTTTAGATTTGTTAACTCAGCAGCGTTAGGCGTGTTGTCTAGGCTGCGGTGGTCAGTGTGCGTCAGTTCCGCAAGGCTGAAATGCGGAGTCACTTGGATGCCACGCCTTGGGTCTTTTCAAACGTCCGCAACCCGCCCAGGCCAAGCATACCCATCATCAATTGCCAAAGGTTGTCGTCCAAGCCAGGGAAAGCCAAAGCAGGCATAAAGGCAACCATCAGCGGTCGAGCCAGGTACTGGTAGCCCATTGCCAAGGCGCAGACCCAACCGATTGCTGGACGCCAGCCGCTGACGAATACGGACGGGTTGCTAGCCTCGGCTTTGTTGATCTCGGTCTGGGCGGTCATTGCCGCTAGTTCGCCCGACTGTTGCAGTTTGAGCAACTCTAGCCGTGCAGCATCTTGAGCAGCTGGGTCTGGGATTAGTTTGTCAATCAGCTTGCCGCCAATACCAAGGATAGCTTCTAGTCCAATCATTTTGTGTCCTCATCATCATCATGCGAGAGTTTTACACCTGCCAGCAGACCAATAAAACCGCCGACAATAGTTTGAAATGCAGGGCTAATCAATTTAAAAATCTCGCTGTTGTCCACTTTTTCGTCAAACAGGCCGATCATCAGAACAGCAACCATGCCAAAGACAACAATACACAGGGTCATGCTGACCATTAGGGTCACGAAAAAGGTGAGCTTGGCTTTCATTTCTTTTTAGGCGGCGTATGCGTCAGAGGCTTGCTGGCTGGCGTGTGCTTTGCGCCCGTCATCAGGACAGTGCCAGCCTTGTGGGTGTCGCCCTTGTACGGCTTGCCGCTGGGCAGGTAGTGTGGTTTATCTTTGCTCATTTGTCTTTCCTGTTAAAAATCTCAAACAACGATTTAACCTTTTCTTCCAGCACGGCGATTTTGATGTCCATCTTAGCCAAAACGATAATCAGCGTAATCAGCGCCAGCAGCATCGGCCAACCCTTTGCCAGTGCCTCGAAAAATTCCATGATTAGCGGAAAGTGCCATTATTTATGGCGTCCATCATTGCCTTGCCGTACTTCTCCACCGCCGCCTTGGTGATGACGTACTCACCGCCCTGTAGCGCCCCGTAGCCATCGTCCGGTGCAGGCGCTCGGCCCATTAGGTGCTGGGCGTGAACCATGCCGCCTTGGTTGTATTGGCCTTCGCCAAAGCTATTTGAGCCACCACCAAAGTTGCCCATGCCAGAGTCGTATCCAGCAGCGTTTGCCTCTGCTACCCCTGGCGCTGCTGCTGCCATTCCTGTTGGCGTAAGTGATGCCGCCCGATCTTCAACCGGCGCTGGGTTTAAAGACACTGAGGAACCGCCAAACATCCGTCCCAGTGTGTCCATAAAACCAGAGGATTTTGGCGCAGGCATACCCGCAAACTGGTCGCCGTACAAGCCTGTTTGACCTGTCGTGCCTTGGCCTTGGACTCCAATGCCAGGGTCAATCCCACGGGCTACCATGCCCTGCTCTCGCACAAAATCTGGCACTAGGGCGTTTTGCAGCATCCCGTAACTGGTCATGCCAAACCCTTTCTGCAAGCCTTGCGTGATCGCCGCCATCGTAGGGTTGTTACTGTAGTAGGCGGCTTTCTCAGCGTTGGACATATTGTCAAATGCGGTTGGTGCGCGTTCACTGCCACCACCCATCATCATCTCGTTCTGCATCTGCGGTTGGCTTTGCATTGCCATCTCGTTTGCCAACTGCCGCTTTTTCAGCAGATTATTGAACGCATTGAGGTAGTAACCCCCGCCTGATATTTCATCAAGATAGCTCATATCTTTAGCCCGTGGTTTCGGAAGAAGTCAACAACCAGATAGCCCAAGCCAAGGATAGCCGTCCAGATCAGACCGGCGAGTGTCTTCTCAATGATGGCCTTCCGCAGCTTTTCCATGTCGTTCTGCGCTTTGATGGCGTTCTTCACCCACGCCAGTTCTTCAGGCGAGAGGATGTTGTCCGACCTGCGCTCACGCAAGACAGAGGTCAGTTCACCGACAAGTAGGGCGCGGTCTTCGGGTGTCATTGTGCTTCTGCCATTGCGTTGGTGATTTGAACAGCAGGTAGCGTAGCAGGATTAACCATAGCATTTGCAATACTTTTGCTAGTCGCGCCTTTAGAAAGCTGTTGTTTTTTAGCCGCCGCAATTGCTTCTGCGGCTTTATTAGAGCTTGCCAATTCAGTGGCTATTTCAACAGCTAATTTTTCGTTTAACTTTCCTTCTAAACGCGTCAAAAGATTATTAACAATAGACATAACTTGATTTAACGGCAACATTCTTGGGCGCAGTTCATCACTAAACAATCGTTTTGCGCTCATATTACCTTGTGCAGCCAATTGTTTAAATGTTTCGCCTCGCGCTAATTCCGCTTGAATTTTAACTACTTCTTTTTGAACTTCTGGCATCCCACTAGTTAAATCATTTAGCTTTTTAGCCGTTGTTAGAGCATTATCTGTAGGTACTTTTTTAAGTTGGTTCCCGGTTTCTTCAGCAAGTTTTAGCAAGTTTGCTTGTTTTTGCATTTCGGCGAACGTGGCCTTGGCAGTTTTGGGGTCGTATGCGTTAAGCACCCGCATAATGCCTTGTTCATTGCTATCAAGATGTTTGAGAATTGAATTAGCATCGCCAGATTTAATGGCGTCTTGTAAAACACCTCTAGCTAAAGATGATCTAGCAGGCGCGTCCATACGGGTTAACGCCATGTCAGCAACCATTGGGTCTCTAACAATAGCCTCACGCAACTTGTCGGTTTGCTTATACCCAAGCGTAGTGGACGCCAGTTTTAATGCCTCATCTTCAGCTTTAAACGCCTCTGCCACTTTGTTTGGAATTGTTTTACCTTGCGCTGTTAGTGCCGTTTCAGCAGCGGCAAGCCCTTTGACCTGACCACCAATCTGGTTCAGTCGCGTAGACATACCCAAACCTGCGTTGTCTAAGGCAGCAAGTTGTCTTTCGTTAGTAGACATAAATGCAGTATGCGCTTCAGGCGTAGCTGCTTTGCCGCCAGCAAGAACTTGTTGCCGATACAAGTCTTCCACACCTTTTTTTAGGCTCTGCATAGCCGCAGGGTCTTGCTTAAAAACCTTCAAAAATTGCAACGCATCACCCTCACTAGCCATTGTCTTGCTAACAATATCCCCCGGTAACAGCATGGGCTGATTTAGAGTGCTGGTTCGTCCAAGATTTGCAGGTTGACCTGTTCTGAAAACATCAACAATGCGATCCTTAAAAAGTTTGTTTGCGTTCTCAAATAAATCAAATGCTTCTTTTGGAACATCGTTTTTGATTGATTTGTCAAGCGCAGATTTCAACTCCATTAACCGCGCTCGGGCAATGTTTGCGCCAGATTCTTGCGACCCTTTTAAAGACGCCAAATCAATGTTAATGGCTTGCCGTATCTCATTTGCTTCTGCCAATGTGACCGGCTTTGCAGATTGCATGGTTTTAACTGGGACGCCTTGAATCATGCTTTCAACTTGTCTAGGGCCATATTTTTCAAGCAACACTGAAGCGTTTGGAGCCAACCCTTTAATTTGAGTTAACACCTCGCCAAGTTGACCTTTAGCAACAGACGCCAAACTATCAAGTTGAATAGTAGCTTTTGGCGCAGCAGCAAACGCAGCGTCATATGCTGGGCCGGTAACAGTTTTTTTGGTGGCGTCTTCAATTGCTTTAGTTGCCGCTGCCAATGCCTCACCAGTTTGTAGCTGACTCACGTTGGCAATGCCGCCCTCAACGCCTTGACGTTGCGCTGCAAGCGCGGCTTCAGCAGCCTGTTGTTTAGCGGTAAGCTGACTTGTCATAGCAGCTTGTCGGCCTTCCAGCGTTGCTGCCTCACCAGCAAGTGCTTGCTTGACAGCGCGGCGAGGCGCGGTAGGCGAGGCCGTGGCAACAGGTAAAGCAGCCTCTAAACCAACCGTAGCTTGTTGTTGCGCGGCCTCGTTTTGCTGACGAACTTGTGTTTCTGCGGCAGTTAAAACTTTGGTTTGCCGATTGCTAATTGCTTCTCGCCTAGCGTTATACAACCTTTGAACGGCAGAATTTACGTCAGATGATTCTTGAACAAATGAAGCTAGGCCAGGGCTTTTTAAAGCTACGGCAACTTCTTCAATAGTTTTTCCTTGGCCAAGCAACTTAATTGCTTCGTCCATAAGCTGAACATTATTTTCTAGTGCATTTGCCAACGCTTTATCTTTAAGACCACTAGGCGCAAAAACATCTTTTATTTTTCCACCTACTGCGCCGACAGCAGGGCCAGCATATTGAACAGCAGCAGCGGCAGGCAATAACGGATCAGTGTATTTTCCAACAGCCGATAAAACTTTACCTGTAGTATCTAATCCGCCAACAACTGGGGCAGCAGCAGTTGCAACTTTTGCAGCCAAAGAGCCTTTGCCCTGAATCAAACCAGACAAAACAGCGGGTTTTGAGACAGCGGCAACTTTAGTTGCTGCTGCACCACTTATGCCTAGAAGGGACGATAGGTCAGCTATTGCCCCTACGGGGTCTTCAGCTAACGTGCGCTTTATGCCCTCCCAAGAACCGTAACGATCTTTAAAAAATCCACCAGCAGCATTAGCTGCTTGAACGGCTTGCTTTGAACTGCCAGATTCTGGGGTTGCAAAAGATAAAAGAAGAGAACTTGCACCAGGGCTAATAGGCGCAATTGCTTTAGCAGCAGAAGTTGCTACGGATGGGCTTGGTTTTAAGTTAGCAACTGTTGTATCAACCGCACCAACTACACTTTTTGGCAACACATTTTGAATAGCACCAGCACCTATGTCTACTAATCCTTTTGCCGTATCTAGGGGGTTCATAATCATATGTCCCACACCCCTAAAAAATTCAGCGCCGCTACCTACAAAATTTGACGCAGCGGCAGGCAAAACGTCAGCGGCAGAGTAGCTACGTTTAGCGGTGGCCTGCAAAACAGTCGGGGCGGCTCCTTCTTGCGTTGGAACTAATCCACGCGCTCTAGCCTCTTCCAAAAGACTTTTTTTGTCTTCTGGCAAAATTCCTCGTTTTTCTGCTTCTAACAATAGAGAAAGGTCTGCCATTTACAACCCCAATTCTTTTTTAATCTGCTCGTTTGTTTTTCCTGCGTGAGGATTGCTGGTGGCTCCACTTCTTGGCTTAATAACTATTCTTGGGTTGTACGGAAATTTTACTCCCCGTGTTTCGGCGTCAGACATTTCTGCATTATGTAAATCAACTTTAGTCCGTATTGAATCTCCAAAAGCATCAAGCACTCGGCCTAAAGCATTAGGGTCAGTACCGAGATTTCCTAATGCTTCTTGCATAGCCGCCTGTTGGGATTGTGATGGTTGAGAATCAAGTTTCTTTAGGTTGTCCAAAATGCCAAAAAACAATCTTGACCGTAAAACATTTGCATCAGTTACGCCTTGAGTGTCAATTTTTGTACCTAAACGATTATTTAGGAAACTAGCTGCTGCAAGCAAAGGCTCCCCACCAGCACCCATAAATCCTTTGGCTGTTGGTACAAGTGCTTTTGCCGCCTCAATATTATCTAGTGTAGGTTGAGCATTTTTAAGGGCGCTATATGTAACCCTTGCTTCTTGCATGAATTCCGTTTGTGCTCTTTCACTTGCAGGAACATAAGCGTTTACTCTGGTGTCAACTTTAGTGGGTAGCGGATGACTAGTTTCTTTATCTATCCTAGCTTGAATTTCTTTGCGTACTTTAGGGTCAGTCGCAGCAGCAAGGTCTGCTTGATATTGCGATAGTAAAGTTCCTTTTTCTTGGGAGGCGTACACTATTGTATTTGTATCCGCATCAACAAGTCCAACGCCAGCCACAGTGTGTAAGTTTCTTTTGCTTAACCTAGATATTTCTTCCGTAAGAAACTTTATGCGATTGTCAACTCTTTTGTCTGGATTTGGTATTTTGGAAAGTCTTTCATATTGATCTACAAAACTTTGCAATTGAGTTTGAGGTGGTGCAGCCGGTGCTGGTGCAGAAATCATTGCGTTGGCTGCAGGCGCCGGTGCTTGCGGAACCATTGTGTTAACAGAGCCTAGAGCCATTTGGTTAGCAGCTACCCTTAGAGGTGTTAACGGCGCTTGAGGACGAGTAGCAAGACTTCCTTCTGGTGTTCGATACTGCTCCATTATTGGTTCGCCAACAACGTTTGAGCCATAAGACCCAACGTATACCTGTCCTTCTGGGCCAGTAGTGATAGCTTCTCTGGGAATACCTCTGCTTACCATGTCGTCTATGGACGTTTGAACAGTAGGCGAAAGTGCAGCAGCCTGTGCGGTGGGAGCAGGAGCAGGAGCAGGCGCAGCAGCACGGGCGGGAGCGCCGCCCATAGCAGCGTTAAAGGATTCTTCTGCGTTTAGTGCTTTAAATCCTTCAAAAGCAAGTTTTTCAATATCTGGTATGCCAGAACTCATCATACTGGACAATGTATCTCTATCTAAAGTATGGCCTTTTTCAGCTAGTTTTTGACTTAGTCCGGTTAAAAAAGTTGAGCGTCTGGCTCTGTCGGAAACTATCCGTTGACGTTCAGTAGCTTTATCTATTGCCTCTTGTTGGCTTAACTCATTTTGAGTTTTATATTGCTGCATTTGCGCCAGTTTGTTGTATTGCGCTACTGGGTCAGGGGTATAGAACTGCGCCCCTTGCGCTATCATTTCGTTAAGGGTTGCCATAATAGTTCCTATGCTTGGCCTGGATAGCTAAACCTGCTGTATGGGTCGTAAGGCGCATTTTGTTGCGGAGCATATACAGGTTGTTGCGGGGCATACGCCGACTGCCTATTTCTAAAAATATCCATCATCTGGTTGTTTTGGTATCCTTGAAGCGCAGCTTGTATAGCGTTGTTGTAAGTATTGCCTCCGCCTATCTGCCCAGCGGCTGTTGCAGCACCAGCGCCAAGAACACCTTGGCCCATTGCCTGTGCGCCTGCGCTCATTAGGTTAGCGGCGTTCGTTCCATAGGCAGCTTGCGATGTGCCTGTGTTAGCGGCAGCGTTTGCGCCCCTAGTTGTAAAGTCACTTAAACGCCCGTACTCGTCCATTTGGCGTGTCCGGTTGCGGTTGTAGGCGTCTGTAAAAAGTCCTGTTTGGCTGGCTCTGTTGGTTTGAAAGCGATTAAAGGCATTCCCGTATTCTTGTGACGCCAAATCTTGCCCATAGCGTCCTGCGGCTTTAAGGGCCGCACCAGACATCATTCCACCTCTAGCAGCGGCTTGCCTATCAAGAGCCTTTAAACCTTCGCTCATACGGAAGTTGTAGCCAGGGTCGGTCTGAAAATCTGCCGCACCAAAGTTACGCATCAGCGAGTTAGGGTCAAACCCCGCCATGCTGTATGGTTGGTTAATTGAGCCGTAGCCAGCAGCGCCAGTTCTGTCACTCAAACCCAATAAATCCAACATTCGGTTTCGGGCAATATCACCAGCTTGTACAGTTGGCGCGTTCCTTAGTACCTGTTCGTCAGCAAGTTGCTTTTGCAACCTAAGTGCTTGTTCAGCTGCCGCCGCTTGAATTAACGCCGCTTCCCTAGATGAAGTTGCCCCAGTTTCCGCAGCTTTTTGTTGACCGCTAGACGATAAATAGCCGCCAAGTAGCGATGCTCCTGCGGGGATAAGCCATGACCATAAATCAGTTGCCATAATCGTTCTCCTTGTTACCCAACCACCCACGCCGTGCCATTGTCAAACACCGGGCAAACCACCGCACCACCGCCCACTGGAGCCGCTAGAAACGCTGGGGCTAAAGCATTAGTCACCCATGACCTGCGGCCTTGCGTACCAGCTGCTGGCAGGGTTGCCACGGTGTAGGCAGCGCCCAGTCCATTGCCACCATTTGCTACGGGGAGGATACCAGATACATTTGTTGTCAGGCTGGCAAAAGTAGTGGATGTTGTACCAGTACCGCCGTTGGCTATTGGCAGGGTTCCAGTGACATCCGCTGTCAGAGACACCGCACCAAAGGTCGGCGCACCAGCAGCATTGCCGTGCAACACCGTTGTAGTCGTCCCCAAACTGCCCAATACCGTAG